ACACAGGTTTTTGTTGATGACCTTGCCACCATATTGACATACATAGAAATGAACAAAACAGATGTACCTATCTTTGAATTTAAGGGTAATGATTATCCAATTTTGTTAAATTTGTTCATTGGTGGTAAAGTTAAGATTGAGACTCTAAGAATATTGGATGATTTGAATCCATTCTTGGAAGATTGGTCTGAACACCCAACAGTGCAATACATATGGAATAATGAGTTCTTGCGACTTAAAAAGTTGACAGGATTTGTTAAATACGATAAAATTAAATTATCTAAAGTTTTCAATCACTTTCTTGAAGAAGCAGCAGTTTAAAAATGGGCAAGACCTATCAAAAGAATTCTCGTCGTTTCGACGATGAAGTTACCTCTGGTCGTTCGGGTAAACACGCCAAACATGCGAATAATCGCAAAAGCGGTGGAATGAGAACGCTAAATAGTTATGTTGAAGAAGATTATGATGACTTTGATTTGAACGATGATTCGTTTGATGATGAGTTTGAAGTTGATGATGAAATTTCAATACAACGTAACGATACTACGCAATACAAAGGAAAATAATATGGATATTCAAACACTACGCAAAATGCGCAACTCTGATTTCGGTGCAATTTCTAACGCATTCGAAAAAGTAGCAAACCCCCAAACTGAATCAAAGTCATACTCTGATGATCGCTTCTGGCGTCTCGAAGGTGACAAGGCTGGAAACGGCACTGCAACGATTCGTTTCCTACCACGTGTAGAAGGTGATGAACTCCCATGGGTTAAAATCTTCTCTCACGGATTCCAAGGTCCAACTGGTAAATGGTACATCGAAAACTCTCTGACCACTCTTGGTGAGAATGACCCTGTCGGTGAACTTAACACTCAGCTATGGAACACTGGTTCTGAAGCCAACAAAGAAATTGCACGTAAACAAAAGCGTAAGCTAAGTTTCATCGCAAACATCTTGGTTGTGTCTGATCCCAAGCACCCCGAAAACGAAGGCAAGGTATTCTTGTTTAAGTTTGGTAAGAAAATCTTTGATAAGATTATGGACAAAGCACGTCCAACTTTCGAAGATGAGAAGCCAGTGAACGTGTTTGATTTCTGGGAAGGTGCTAACTTCAAGTTGCGTATGCGTAAGAAGGATGGCTATGCTAACTACGATGAATCCGTATTCAGCGAACCAGCACCAATCGGCGACGATGAGACTATCGTGCAAGTTGCACAAGGTCAATATAAGTTGGCAGAATTCTTGGATCGTAAAAACTTCAAGTCTTATGATGAGTTGAAGAAGAAATTGAACGATGTTCTTTCTGGCGATTCTTTTGCACCTAAGTCTGCTGCACAGATGGGTGAAGATGAAGACGAAGCACCTCGTTCTGCACCAGCACCTTCATTTAAGTCAAAACCTGCTCCTGCTCCAAAGGCAATGAACAACGATGACGATGAAGATGTGATGTCTTATTTCCAAAAGATTGCTAAAGAAGACTAATTCTTAGCTAGGAAATACCAAGGGGAGCTAATGCTCCCCTTTTTTATGTATATCTGGCTCGCAGATAACTGTTGGCAGATGAATCTTGATTTCGTATTGGCGCACGAATAACCTGATTCTGTGTAGTGTTATTGGTCACTGGAGCATTAACCACATTAGTCTTGTCACCACCACCAGACTCAGGGATTGCAGCTGCAGCATTATCAGCAGACTTCTTTTCTACTGCATTGGCAGTAGTAGGTGCAATTGTTTCTGGAGATTTACCAGAAGCCATATCCTTGAATGGATACCATGGACCAATTTTCTCTGGAACACCTGGAATCAGAGAAAGTTTACCAGTGCTGATCTCTGGAATACCTATCTTAGATAACATATTCAAAAAGCTGTCTTTGATCTGACCAAAGAAATCAGAGATAGGTTTAACGATATGATCGTCAACCCAAGCTGCCATATCACCGATAACTTCTTTGATCTTTTCCTTATCAAATAGACCGAATGTTAAGAAGTCTACGATACCAGCAAGACCTGCGACAATCGCCTTTCCAATGTCGCCAGTTTTCATAAATTCATCGAATCCATCTGTTAACCCTTCCCACAATGCTCCAATAAGAGCACCAATAGCAAATACCTTACCTAGAGTCTTAAGTAGGTTTTTAGGGCTAAAAATTTTCTTGATGATACCCATGAAGTTTTCCCCAACCCAGTTGAAGATAGTGTCTAAGAAACCACCACCCCCACCTTCAGCTGGTTTAACTTTTTCTGGCGTTACACCTTTTGCACCTGTTGGACGAGTATTCTCTTCAATTTTCTTCATCAACTCAGCCATTGCATGCTGGTCTTTTGCAGCTTCCATCTGCATTTCTTCATTCTGAGTGTCTTGAGCAGCAGTCTCAGTTGGTGTTTTCTTTAATGCATCTGCATTAACCATACCTTTGACAGTCGGGTCGAAACGCTGCGCCCCCATATCAAACTTGGTCATCTGTTCACCAAGAGCAATTCGTTTATCTAATAACTTAGCACCAGCTGGAGTGCGACGCATTTCATCTTCGCTAGTGATACCTGTTTTCTTTTGCCACTTAGCCAATTCAGCTTCGTGCGCTTTCATGTCTTTAGAAGCATTGTATGCACCCTCAGCATCAGCTTTTGTTGGGTTGAACCCCATAGCCTTTTGCTGAGACATCCACTCAGATTTAGCGATAGACTTATTAAAGATACCACCAACATTCAGCGCACCCATCACAGTTCGCTTTAACCCACCATCTTTGATAGATGTCTTTTCCTTTAGACTCTGCATCTTCTCTTTACTGGACTTAGCCATTTCTTGGAAGATGTTTCCTGTGTTATTCATAGTTTGAGCCAAGTCAGCTAATTTCTTAGCTTCATTGTCCCAAGACGCTTGATCCTTTTCGAATTGTTCTTCAGCTGTTTTATAATGGCGTTTGCTAGCTTTACCCTGATTTCTGAGTTCTTCTATCAAAAGTTGCATTTCAACAGAAGAAGTTTTATCTGCTTCTTGTGTATTCTTTTGATAATCTTTAGATAGCTGTAGAAGTTGACGGATAGAAGACAACTCTCCTAAGGATGCTTGTTGTGCCTCCAGCAATTGTCCCAGACCCTCTTCATTGGACTTGGTCTGTTGACGAATGCTAGAATTAACTGAGCTATTACTGGTTCTTTTAGGCATTTTACATTCTCTTCTTAGATTCTAATCTTTGTTTTTCTTCTTCCAAGTACTGAATCAACATATGGACATATACTTCTCGTTCGAACGGAATCATGTCCTCTAATTCCGAAAGAGAGTATTTGTGATACTGCATCAAAGCGAAATTCATTTTATAGTAATTCGCCAAACTCTCATGACACAGATTTATTAAAAAAAACTTTGCATTCCCTCCAATGTAACAGAATGATGCTTACTGCAGACTGGGCAGTTGTATTCAACTGTCTTGGAAATTTTAGGCATCTGTGCGAAAAACTTCTGTAAACTTGCAAACTGTTCATTAGTTAGGTTATACAAAAACTCTAATAATTCTTCTTTTGTTTGTTCCTTGGCATAATAAAGTTCATCTCCCTGATAGATGTATTCAATAGAAGACGCAATGATATCGAAAATGCCATCGACATCTTCCACATTTAAGTTTTCCATTTTAGACATCATATCGAAAGAAGGATATCTCATAACAACACCTACGTCTCCAAACAAGTCAATCTTCTTTGAATGGTCTGTAGGGAACTCGACCTGTAAGTTTGTTAAGTCGATAGAAATTTTTAACTTAGCTTTATCATTATCTTCACCATGGTCTTCATCGCATGGGAATAGTAACTCAACTATTTCACCAACAGATTTCGCACGAATCTGAGTGAAAATATATTCGATATCAAACATAGCCAATGAGCTGACATCAATCTTATCTAACACACAACCTTTGATAACCTGTTTCAAACTATCGACCATTACGCCGATATCTTCAGACTGTTGAGCAATTAATAGAGCCTTTTCTTCTTTAACCAAGAATGGACGGTATTTAATCTTCTCACCAGTAGAAGGAATTGTCAAACTGTAAGTTGGCGTAGCCATAATAGGTAAAGCCATAATTATTCTCCTTTAGTCATTTTATTGAGCATTTTATTCAAATCAGCAGTGCTACCAACGAAAATTGCATTGTTGGTCACTTTGTCCCCAGACTTTTTAGTTTCTTTCGGACCATCGAGTTTTTGTTTTTGTTGATGAATATCCATCAACTGTTGATTCACGTCAGCTAACTGTTTCATTAAGTTACCCACAACTTCAAACGCACGTGGGTGTTCAGATTGTTTAGCTACATCAAGCGCATGCATTAAAGCAGTCTGCCCTGTAGTTAAAAGTTCACGAAGGTTATTTCTGGCTGTATCATAATCATTCTCCACCTTTTCATTAGGTGGAGTTATGATTTCGCCATCTTTTGTAATCACTTCAGTGCTTTGAGATGGCATTGGAGCCACCCCGAAGACATTTGATAAAGAATCATCTAATTTCATTGTTTTAGTCGTTTCTTGTATTTCTCACAGGTGGGTCATCTGGATGAAGGTCATCATTCAACTGACTTGCTGTTGGGGTTGGGGTTGGTTTTGGCATTGCTGCGACTGGTTTAATTGCTGCAGGTGCGCTTCCAGCTGTAGTTGTAACAAAACCTGTTGTGGCGACTCCTGCTGGCGCAGATACGCTAGGTGTTGCTGGGCTGGTTGATGGTAGTTGTAAGCCTCCATTGTTGGCTCCTCCTAGTTTCTCTTGTGTACGACCATATGCAGCGATACCTAGAACAGCACCCATTGCGATGTGGTAAAGACCTGCACCTTGTAGCGTTAGTGGTTGCCATTGAGTGACTGGCTGCTTTAGTACGGCTTGCAATAAACTCCATAGGATAGGGAACAATACGAAGTCACAGAAACACGTGCCCATATAGATCCACCCCATCATTGGACGCCATTTACTGTTCATCCAATCTTCTTTTTTCTTTTCACTAGAACTCATTTTATCGTAATCTTCTTGTGCCATCTCGTGTTCCTTAAAATCTAATCTTTGGTAGTTTAGATGTTAAAGAAGGAATCTTAGTCACAGCCCAGCTTCCAGCTGAACCAATTGCGAAATTCATCAGTTTGTCAGCTACAGATTTCTTACCAGAAGTGATATCTTCAATATCTGGAATTTCTGCCTTTGCTTCAAACCACTTGTATGCTATAGAAACAGATAACTTCATAACATCTTTCGAAGCATAATCTAGTTGCACAGCGCCGACACTCTTTGGATAACATTCGTGTAGGGTTACATAGTAATGGGGTTTGTCGGTGCCATCTTGAACTTCGATAGTAATGTCAGTCACATACTTGTCGTAGTAGTTAAACACACGAGTTTTCGGGTCATAAATGGCATTTTGCCATTGGTCGAACATATCTTTAATCAACATATTTTTATCAACATAAAAAGACATATTGATCTGTTCGTATAATTTTTCATACGGTGTCTCTCTAAACTCACCGAATGTTCTTACCTGAGCAGTAGAGAAGTTTGTTCCTGGAAGCTGGATTTGATCGCAGAACATCAAAGCCTTTTTCGTCACATCGCTGTTGAACACGAAAGGTAGTGTCATCATTACAGCGTAACGATTAGAGCGAGCTAATCCTCCAGATTTAACTTGAGCTACAAAATCCTTAACAGGATTCTTTCTAGCTGGACCAGTAACTTTCTTTTCTCGGTTACCACCAACAAATGGTAGATTTGTGATATCCATTTTATGCTCTTCTCATCTTTCTTTTTGATTCTGTCCAGACTTCTTGTTTAGATGCACCAACGAATCTTTCTACTGGAAGCAACATAGCTGTAGCCCAATCGTCGGAGTCTACTTTTCTGAACTGCGTTTTTACGTGTCCAGTTAGGTATTGTTTCACGCATGGGATAGCAGCATCAAATTTAGATACACCATCAATAGTAGCCCAAGAATACTTCAATCGAGTAGTCTCGTCCATTCTATTGTTAGTCTTAAATACTAACAGTCTATCCAACAACATAATTCTAAGGTTGTATGGAAGATAGTGCATATTCAAACCGATAAATCCATTTGGCGTCTTTCTGAACGGGAAGACCAAAGGAAATCTATCGTAGTAAGGTAATTCTGCCTTTAGTTTAGGGTCATATCCGTACATGTACAGATTCCCTGGAATTAAAGTGGTTGTTAATTGATCTGGGTTACCTGCCAACACTTTTTGTGGGGTGAGATTCTGCCTAGTCAACAATGTGACTTGATTATCGAACCAACTTCTTGATTTCTTCACCGAAGTGGCTAAATCATATTTGTTGCGTTCGAAAACATCGAGCAGAGTTTTACTTTTAGGTGTAGGCATTTAATTATTTAGGACTTGAGACCGAGTTCATATTCAGTTATAATTTTGAATTCCCAGTGTCTATCCTTACAGTATTCTCTTGCAGCAGCCCACTTTGCTTGATTTTTCATATAGGTCATCGATTCGACTAGATACTTTTTAGTGTTACGACCTGGATAAACTGGGGCTTCTGTTTGTTTGTGTGGTTTCACTTCGACTAGGTATGTTTTACCTATATTGGTCTGAACCTTAAAATCCACAAAGTAGCGATGTATTTTTCCATCAGTTGGACAACGATAAGGAACGATAGTTTCCTCAGAACTCCACTTAACAATAGATGGGTTCTTATCACACCAATTTGCAAACTGAGTTTCCCAAGAAGACCTCATTATAATGTTTGTTGGGTCTCCGACATACTTTTCGGGAAAAACAGGAGAGAACTTTCTTTTATGGAACATAAATAAGTATTTGGAAGTATAAATAACACCCACTTATTTAGAGAAAACATGGGACTACTAGACAACATCTCTTCAGCGTATGGTACAGCAAAGTCTGCAGTTAAAAGCAACTACGAAGCAGCTGTAAATAGCGCAAAAACACCAAACCCACCTAATCTCTGGACTCCGAGAGGTGGGAAATCTGCACTGGCTGACGGTAAGTATGACATTAAAAACCATTCTTATCCGAACGATCTTATGGCTCCAGACAGCCGTTACGGTGGTAGTTATGTTATGTTCTACATAAATGTAGCTACAGATTCTAAGTTATTCAAAAAGGGTAATGTTCAAACAGTCGATGATTATCCACCAAGAGATCGTGGTGATTTAATTGGACAGAATATGTCTAAACAAGGTTTGGTTGGTGCTAATGCAGCGACTGCTCTGGTTGAAGGTATCGCTGCAGGTGGTGTTCTTGGTGGAGTTAAGGGTGCTACTGCTGGCGCAGGTGCAGCTGCTGTTGCTTCTGTCGGCGTTGGTGTCGCAGCAACTTTGGCTCCAGATGCAAAACGCTCACAGAAAAGACTAAAGACTGCTATCGCCCTTCACATCCCGAATCAACTTTCTGTCCGCTATGGTGTTCAGTGGTCAGAAGACGACACTTCTGCGTTAGCGATGGCTAATGCTGGTGGAACAGAAATTCTGAAGGCTATCAGTGGTGATAAGAAAAGCGATGTGACTGGAGTTGGTGCTACAATCATCGCTAACCTAGCATTATCCAAAGGACCAAATGCTGCAGGAAACTCAGCTGCGCTTGGTCTTGCAGCTAACCCAAAGAAAGAACAAGTATTTAAGGGTGTTGACTTCAGAACATTCTCATTCGAGTATCAGTTCTTCCCGAGAAATATTGATGAAGCGAACAATGTGCTTCGAATCATAGAAGAATTCAAGTACCACATGCATCCAGAATTTAAGGATACGAATAACTTCGTTTACATTTATCCTTCTGAGTTTGATATTACATATTTTGCTAACGGTAAGGAAAACAGAAATATTCATCGTCACACTTCTTGCGTGTTAACAGATATGAATATTAACTATACACCAAATGGGGTCTTCACTACATTCCCTAACGGTATGCCTACTCAAATCAATATGACATTGAATTTCCGTGAATTGGCTCTGTTGACTAAGGACAAGGTAAAGGACGGACTATAAAATGTACTTTAAAGATTTTCCTAAAGTTTTATACGACTTTGACATCAATACTAAAAAAGGTAGTGGCGTTCAAGCCACAGCAATAGCAAACCTTTCTGCAGATGGTGTTGGTTCTGTTTCCATTCTAAACGGAGGTTCTGGATACACAACAGCTTCCATCACATTCTCCGAACCAGAAAACACTGGTGTTACAGCTACCGCATATGCTGTTATCAATAATGGTATTATCACCAATATCATTATGAAGAACGCTGGTGGTGGATATGTTCGTCCACCCACTGTTGTTATTACACCACCTTATGGTAATAGAAGACCAGAAAACAAAGCGTTTGTTGTTACTGATATTACTAGAAATATTCGTTTCAGAAAAGAACTTCTTGCTAATGTGACTTCTTATGATGAATATGATATTGTGGACGGAGAAACACCAGAAATAATTGCTGAGAAAATTTATGAAAACGCAGAGTATCATTGGATCATTATGTTAGCTAATGATATGTATGATTACCGTGCGGATTTTCCTCTAACGCAACTACAGCTAGAGCGTTTTGTGGCGGACAAATATGGTGTACACTCTGATGATGTTCACCATTATGAAGATGAAAATGGTTTTGTTGTTAACTCAGACGCAGAAGGTGCAGTTTCGGTTTCTAATAGACAATACGAAGAAAAGGTCAACGAGTCTAAACGTAGAATTAAAATAATTTCTAAAGAATTAGTTGGCGCAATATTAAAGAACTTTAAAGACGAATTATAATGCAACCATCTCAAAGAGCAGCGAAATTTGCTGGTGATGTATCAATCGATAAGGTTAAAATTGTCACTAGAAATGGTCTAGGGCAAGATGTCAGCGCACAAGTAATTGCTATTCAAATCTTTGAGGATATATTCTCTCCATTCATTACAGGTTCATTA